CGGGACTGGGTGAACACACCCACGATTGGCGGACCGGGCGGGTATCTGGAGAACAAGCCCGAAGCCTTGTATACCATGTGGACTTCTCCGTGGGCGAGTGGGCAAGACCCATTCTCCAAGTACGTGCAGTCCCAGTACAACGATGTCTACGGCGGATACCAGACGGCGTTTGCGACAAACCCGGAGCTGATCTTCAAGGATTACTTGAAGACGCTCAGCCCGTACTTCTTTGCCAATCGCTACAACTCTCTTACCCCACTCCAGCGAGGCGAATCCAATTCCCGCTTCGGCGCAGGTAAGATGCAGTGGCTGCTGTAAGTCGATCCCCCTGGAATGATGGCGCGAGTGTCGGTCCGTGGAAACGGCTGGCACCCGCGCAACAAGCGCAACAGGCCCAAGGCTGGACCAATCCGGGGTTCGCATCGCAGGCCAATATTGATGCTGCCACGCGCAATGGCAACATCTTCGACATGGAGCTTAGCCAACCGGCGCAGCGGGCGCTGGAGATGCTCAAGGCCGAGTCTCCTTGGTCGGGTCAACCCCAGTCACTGCGTGTCAATATCCCATCCCAATCCGTCACGGGCGGCCTCGGGATGCCCCAGTCGAGCACGTACTACAACTACAAATCAAAGGGATTTAATGATTCGTTAAGTACTTTCCTCGGGAAGTACAACATGGATACGTTTCTGCAAGCCGAGCAGATGGCGGCGTACGAACGTGCGCAGCAGCAGAATACCGGTGGCGGAAACACAGGAGGGATGGGAAGTCCGGGCGGACAATACGCCAACGTTGATCGTTGGAACAATGACATCATGACTGCGATCCAGCGGGTTCAGCAGGAGTTCGGCATGTCCGTTCCACCCAATGTGGTGAAGGCGGTCATGATGCTGGAGTCCGGTGGGCAGATGGTCGGATGCAATGCGTGGGGCTATTGCGGCCTGATGCAAACAGGAGCAGGGTCAAATGTATCGAACTTCAACGCAGCCTACAACAACACCGTGGAGGGGAACCTCTACTATGGCGTACAAGAGCTTGCCAACTGGTACCGCGCGATTGGTACCGGCAACTGGGTGGACGCCGCAGCCGCATACTTCTCCGGGTGGAACTACGACAACCCGAACGTATCGGATGGTTACGGGACCACTGTCGCCCAGTATCGAAACATCATCACTCAACATCTGGCGGCTTTCAATGGAGCCACCCAAGGCGGAGGCGGTTCATCCGGGAGCGGATATGGCGGGGCGGCAGGTGCGCTGGCTACGATGTTCCCCCAAGGAAATCCCGGCTACGATTTTGGAGTTTCTTCGGGCAATGGACTCTACGGCTACGGGACTTCGTATGGCCTGAACGGGACGCAGCACACCGGTATGGACGTCCCGCAGCCGCTTGGCTCGGCCATCCATTCACCCGGCGATGCGGTCGTTGTCTGTGTGGGATGTTGGAGAAATGATCACATTACCGGGGGCATTGGACGCATCGAGCTTGAGATGCCGGATGGTGCACACATCCTCTACGACCATACCTACAGCTCTGCCGTACGGGTTGGGGATCGGGTTACGCGAGGCCAATTCATTGGCACATCCGGCGGCATGTACTCACCACACACGCACTTAGAGGTTCGTGTGCCGGACAGCTCGCAGCCTTCGGGTTGGCGTTTGGTCGATCCTGCCGCATACTTCGCGGGATACGTCGGTGGTGGAGGGTATTCCCAGAACGGCGGGTTCGGCGGAAACGTCTCCCGTCCAATGACTTCACTCCAGCGCGCGCAACAAGTTCTGTACGGGAGGTACTGGTAGCCGGTGGGCTTTGACGATTTCATCCTCGGACTCGTGAATGACGCGATCGGGGGACCGGACACCTCCTCGGGACAACCCTCGGCATCCGCTCCTACCGCTCCGCCACCCATGGCTCCACAGCAGTTGCCGCCCGAGATTCTCGCGGCGCTCTCTGGGGCGGGTATGTCTGCATTCGGCGGCAGTCCCCCGAAGAAACAGAACAATCAAGTTAGTTACCAGATTCCTCCGGGTGAGGTCGCGGGTCCAGAGATTCCCGACGAGGTGGACGTCGCTCCCGACGTACTTCCGACCTACTTGATTGAGAGCGGCGATCTTCCCTACGAGCTGACGCACTATCAGTTCGGCCCGAACGAAGACAAGAAGTACATCTATCTGCAAGATACCAAGGCGTGGCAGCCGGTTCCGACCGACTACTTTCAGGCGCTGCTTGCTGAGGGGTTGATTGATAATCAGGGCGTGACGCAGGAAGCCCCGCGTCTCCCCGACCTCGAAGCGCCCACGAACGAAGACATCGTGCTTTGGCAGCAGGCACTTCCGGAAGACGCTCTCGGGGAAATCAAAACATCCGCAGAAAACGACGTTGCTCTCTTCCAGGCACAGCTCGATGATCTCTACGAGCTGGGTGGGGATGAGAATGATCAGGAATACTCGAACAAGATTCAGGAGCTAGAGACCAAGCTCGAATCAGCGAAGCAGGAAGTCTCTGAGTATGAAGCTCTGCAATATATCCTCTATGGCATTGAGCCGCCCGAATCGAAGAAAGAGTGGGTCGTCAATAATATTGTCAACCCGATTATCTCCGGAGCCGGTAAGTTCTTCTCGTTCGCTGATCTGGGACGATCGCAGCTTGGGCGACGTGTCGGAGGCTATATTCTTGCCAATCTCGCCAGTGACAACGCGGCGGTCATGCTTGGCTCCAACCTCTGGATGGCCGTCATGCGACAGTCTCCACTGGCAAACGGCCTGCTCACTCCACTTGCGGAAGTCCTGAGAGGGACTGATAAAGAAGCGATTCAGCAGGCATACCGTGAAGGCGGATCAATCGGTGTTTGGGAAAACATCATTGCGGCATATCCTGATCAGCAGGGATGGCCAACTCCGCTAGAGTTTGCATGGCACGCCTTTACCGATACGGCGTACGACCCGTTGACCTACACCGGCCCTGCGGCCATGGGACTGCGCGGCTTGAAGCCGGGGTCCGGGATCGGTGGAGCAGCGATCAAAATCCTTGAGCCAACCCTCCGCTATACGGATGCGGTGACTTCTCTTCCGGGGACCGTCGCATTCCGGGGAAGCTCGAAGGTGCTGCGTGGTGTCAAGACGGCGGTCGGCAATACCCCGTATTGGAAGGTGGGCCGGGCCTTCGCTCCCTCCCGTGGGGGCGAGGCCAAACTCCTGCGCCAAGCGATGGGCGCAAGTTCACATAAGCTGGAACAGGCAGCCGACGAATGGGATCAGTACGTTATCGGGAAGGCACTACCGCCATCGACGCCACCGGCCGGGAGTGGTGGTATAACACCGTTTCCGACACCTGGGAGTCCTATCCCTCCCGCGGGAGGAGCGGCCTCGTCTTCAGTTCCAGGGACGCCCCTTACCCCGCCAAGTACTCCTGGACAGACCCAGGTGGGCGGACTCACACAACAAGCGTTGGTTGGTACTACACCGGCCCCGGCAGCAACAACCCCCGGCGGCCCTCAGGTCATGGGCGGCCCTCAGGGACCCGCGCAGCAGGGGCCATCTATGGGGATTGGCCAGAAGAAGACTGGGAGCGCACCACTCAAGACGCAAGCCGAGAAGACGGTTGACATCCTTGTAGACAATCCGTCTGCGACTCCGCAACAGGTTGCCAGGAAGCTCAAGGTTCCCGTCGCACAGGCACGCGAGCTGATCGCCGAAGCGCAGACCCAGATCGAGGTCCAGCGTGGGCCGGTGCAGCTCTACCCGTCCCAGGTAGCGGGGCTTCGCCCATACCAGAACGGTTCTCGTATTCTCGACCGTGGCTATCAGTCGTTCCTCCGTGGCGAGGAACGCGGGATGCGCTTCATCGAAGAGGTCAATCCGATCCTTCAGAAGTATGAGAACGACCCGGTCTATAACTCTCTGCTCTCCGATCAGGATGAATCCGTACTTGGCTATGGCCAGAAGGCGTGGACGCAGAAGGCGCGCGCCATGTCAATGGTTGCCGAGGTCGCCTCTGTCTATGCCAAGTACTTCGATGATCTCGGAGACGAAGGACATGTCCGGTTCCTGAATCCGTCCTATCGCGGCAATGGATTCGGCGCGACACCGGGTGGCTATAAGAACGAATTCACACAGGCATTGCTGGAAGAGTTTGCGCTTGGCGATCACACCGCGCGCCAGCTCGGCGACATTGAGCGCATCCTCCGCAATACCAGTGGCACCTATGTCGAAGTTACCGGTAACAATGGGCGACTCTATAACCGATCGGTCGGTGGCCTCAAGGACTCTGACACCGGGAATCTCCCAGCGTATGCCGAAGACATCATCAACGAGCTGAAAACAGCACGCAACACCTTTGAAGAAGCACTGAAGCAATCGCGCAAGGCGCCGAAGTTCGTAGACGTAGATGATCGCCCAGCGGCCGACATCATTGCCGAGGTTGAGGCTGCGGCCGATCAACCCGGTGCCGCCGATGACATCCTCGATATTCTCGATAACGCCGATGACGAGCGCACCCCTGATGAGGTGATGGATTCCATTGACGAGTCCGTGCTCGATCAGGAAGTCCAGTATCCGGGCGATCCATCCGGCGGATTCAAGGACGTTGAGACCGTCATTATTGTCGAGGATCAGCCGGTTAAAGGGGCGGAGAAGGTCGAACTTGTTGAGACCCCCGATGGGCAGGCGGCGATTATCCATAAGCCGAAGCCATCTCGTGCTACGCAGGCGCGACGCAAGGAAGCGGCGAAGGCGGTGCAGGAGGCGACCGAGCGACGCCGTCAGCCTGATCTTATTGACGATGATGAGGTTGAGCGCCTTGCCCAGCAGACGGCTACTCGCGCGCAAGAGGCGGGTCGCGCCGTTCCAACCGAAACCATTCTGGTTGATGCCGATAAGCAGGAGATCAAGCGCGATCTGGTCAATGACCCTGAGATTCCCAGTAGCTCCGAAGTCATGACAGCGAAGGAGCTGGCCGACTGGAGATCACAGAATGTGATGACAACCGTGATCACCGGTAATCGCGGTGAAGTGCTCCAGGAAATTCAGCGCTATAACGACGACTACCTTCCGAGTGAGGGAGAGTTCATCGAGGCGATGTCGGGGAATACTCCCTCCAGTCAAGCCGCTGCCTCTATAACTCCTGCGGTCGCCCCGATCAGAACGTCTGTTCCAGGTGCTCCCGTCAACCCCGCCGAACTCTTCCCGACCCAGCAGGTGTTGAACAACATCGGGACCGAGCAGGCATGGCGTGATGCTGGCCTGAACATTCCCAACTCCAAGGGACAGGCGACCTCGTATAAGGATTTCAGATCAAACGTTGTGCCGCGCAAGAGCGTTGACCTGACCAACATGGACAACAAGCACGTTCGGTACTTCCGTCAGTACCTCGCGCGTATGCATGGACTCCCGAAAGGTGCGCTTACATCTGATAAGAATGCATTCACCGCCGGATATGAGGCGTACGAAGAGACCACCCGGAACTTCTGGGATACGATGGTTCGGTATGCGCGCGCCACTCGTACGACTGGGTTCACCCCAGAGGATATGGGTATCGAGGAGCGCGGGTTCTTTAAGCGAGCACCGGGTAAGATCAGCTCCCGACCCGCGAAGCCGGAGCTGACCGAGCAGCAGAAGACGGCGCTCGGCCTCTTCGATCGTATCTTCGATATCGAATCCAACCGCTATGACTACGCGAACATCGACCTCTCCGAGGACGTGGGCGTGGACTCGCTTGCCACCCNNGCGTGGAGCGGTGCAGGGCTGGGACATTACTCCCAAGGGCGTGCTCGATAAGGATATCGACTATCACCTTGAGGTGATCCCGCGATTCGATCAGGAGACGTTGGGTTCCGAAACACTCCAAGATATGTCCATGGCACTTGATGTCGATATGATCGACAACATGGGCAAGATCGAGGTGGCGCGGTCTATCTACGATTCGGCAAAAGACATGATGTCTGATGACATCATTGGCTATGCCAGCTCACTCGATGAAGCGAAGCTGATGGTGCTGAAAGACCTGAAGCTGCTGGAACTCAAGGTCACGAAGCCATCGAAGCCGTTCCGGGCTGGTCTGACCGACCCGGTTGGCATTGTTGGTCCGAGCTTCAAGCAACTGGAAGACCTGCGCGATCTCCTGAACGAAGTCGGCGTTGCTGCAAACTCAGCCCAAAAGCAGGTGGAAATGCAGCAAATCCCCGCCTATGCGCCCAACCCCAAGCGAAACGACGCCATAAACTACGGCGGTCAGTTGGGCTACCTCAACAGTAACGAGGTCAAGCTCTGGGATAAGCGACTCGACCTCGATCTGGCGAACGAAGAGTTCATGGATTCGGCGGAGAAGAAATTACTCGGGAACCTTCAGGCGGGTACGGCGGTTGACCCCGCCAAGATCGCGGCAATGGATGATGCCAAGCGCGCCTATCTCATCGCCCTCTTCGGCCCCGCTGCTGGTATCAAGAACCCCGTAACGTACCCCAAGCGGGTGAAGCTCACCGACAAAGTGATGATTGACGTACTCAGTCGAGTCGATACTTCTAAGTTGGGCGTCAAGGCGTCGAAGATTTACGAGCAACTTGGGCAGACGGCGGCGCAACGCAGCAAGCTGGGTAACATCTACATGGCTGCACGGCAAGCAGGTTTGCACCCACGCGAGGCTGAGGACTTTATCCTCAAAGTCTCGAACCTGTATACCGGACCCCCAGGTGTGATGCAGAACTGGGACACGGCCGTTCGTCACGCCTACATGTATAACGTGGTCAAGGCGCCGTTCAACCTGATGCAGGACACCCTGAACGATGCGCTCGTCGGCATACTTGATGGTGACGCCAGCGCCGTACCGAATTGGGCGCGGCTCTTTGTTGAACAGATCAAGTCCAACACCGCAGGGTCCGATGCTCCGATCGTGCGTCGCTATAAGAATGCCGATACCCCGGTGCTTGATGAGATTCATGCCTTCAATAAGGCACTGGGTGAAGACATCTACCCATCGGTTCAGTCACAACGTGGCGGACGATACGACGACATTGCCGGTCGTTATGTCGAGGAAGGCAAGAGCTGGTGGGAAGTCAAAGGCGACAGCTTCGGCAAGTGGCTTGATAAGACGGCCTTCCGTGGACGTACCGGGACCAAGCTCCAGACGACCTTCCGCAACTTCGGTCAGGTCCCCGCCCCGAGCACGGTGCTCAGGCTCCGTAACTCGATGGATGATATGAAGCGTCTCGGCGTGGACTACACCTATACCATCAAGCATTATGGTGAGCAGGTCGATAAGTTCCTTTCGGAAGACCTGAATCGTGTCGCGCGCAAGGCAGGCAAGGCATCCGGCATCTCGATGGATGGACAGCGCCTGCTCGATGAGCTGATGGCAAACGCATCGGTCCAGCACTTCGGTATGCCGATCTTCTCCCCCGCCGACATCCGTCGCGTCCTCCCGCAGTACGTGGGGCAGGGGCAGGCCGAGCATCTCGCGCGCAAGTGGTCATCCCATATCGGAGCACTCAAGCAGGCGGCGTCAGAGCAGACCGACAAGATGCTCTACTCCTACACCCCGACGAATCTTGATGAGCAGGTCTCCCGACTATGGATGTTCCACTACTGGGCGACACGCGCATCGACTACCCATGCACGCCTTGCGATGGAAAACCCCTTCGTGATGGCGGCGTACTACCGTGCCTTCGAGGGAACGAAGCGCATGGCAGAGGAACAGGGCGATGTCGTACCCGGATGGGCAAAGCTCTTTGTCCCGCTTCAGGCCGGTCCCTACGGAATGCTGGGACTCGTCTCCCCGGCCGCACTGCTCTCGGGACTCTCAGTGGTGCTCGATTTGCAGGGCGTGGCGCCAAACGACTTCTCGTGGGTTGATGCGCTACAGATGCTCCCAATGCGGCCAGTGGTTGCAGCCGCCATGGCAGCGACCGTCAGTGATCGGCTCCCCGATCCCTCTGGTACCGCGCAAACCCGGAGCTTTGTGAACGATGTCGTCAACTTCTTCCGGAACACGGGTATTGCTCCGATTGATCCCGGACTGACTGACGACCTCGTAGCTAATGCGACCTACCGCATGCAGGCGATTGCCCGACAGGGACTCTCCCCGTTGCCCGGCGTTGATCCGCTTGCCACCCCTTCTCCCGAGGAGAAGGACACCCAGGATGTGAAGTTCTATGCGATCCAGATCATGCAGGACACCGGGAAGTTTGTTGACCCGAACACTGGCCAACTCACGGATGAAGCTGCAAGCGTGCTGGCGAACATTGACGCTGGCATCTACTCCGGCGCGATTGAGAACGAGGCACTCCGACAGTTCTCGGTTGATTCGATGTATGGCTCGATTGGTAAGAGCTTCCTGTTCACCTCAATGTACCCCTCGGCTGAGGGGCGTATCCGTGCTCAGGCCGCCGAAGCCCGAGAACTCCAGAACGCCGATCTGGTACCAGACCTCGCGCAACAGCCATCTGGACCGGGAGATACTCCTGAATTCGTGGATGTCACCCCCGAACTCACGCCGGAGCAGGAACAGGCGCAGCTTGCCCTGCGGCTTGGGGATAGTGGCGGAGCGGAAGCGACGCAGATGATCGCGTCGATGGCGGCGTATAAGGCGATCGGCAATGACGATATACGAGAAACGTACGAGTCGATGAACGATGCCATCTACGAGCCATCATCGGTCATCAAGAAGAAGTGGGGCGGCGACGGAATCGTGATCGGCGAGAGTCGGTTCTTCTCCTGGAAGGAGTGGGATCGCATGGGTACCGCCGAGCGACGCGAGTGGATGGACCTCTGGCTCCAGACCATCGGCCAAGAGGACGACGTGGACGAATTCATTCAGGATCGTCAGGCATTTGCCAATGCCCATCCCGAGATTCAGCCGTTCCTCGACTGGCAGGAGCAGGTCAACAAGCTCGGACCCAAGGCATTTCTTGATCGACTTCTTCGGGATTCGGACTCATTCCGGGTCTGGTGGAATTCGCGCAAGGTTCCCAAGTCTGAGATTCGCTCAGTGTTGATGACTGAGTCGGCGTATCTTGCGGCGCAAGGCGACAAGCCATCGCTCTACGATCCGGTCGGTGTTGAGACCAGCACCAGCCCGAATCTTGAAAGCGTTATGCCCCCGGTCGGCGCTGAGGCGGTAGACATCAAGGAATCGTGGGCCAGCATGTCCATGCCTGAGCGGATTACGCATCTCCAGGATCAGGAGCGGGTGTTCATTGTCCGGCTGGAACAGTTCAACGATAAGGTGATGCAGGTGACGGGCGGAACCCCGTACTCATCGCTGGCTCCGGTAAGCAAGCGGGATATTGATATTCGGCTTGAGCGAATGGGGATTAGTCCACCTGAGCCGGGTGGGGAGTACGCCAAGTACATCCGCTGGGCCAATGGTCAGCCATACGGAATGGACGTATCCATTGAGGCGTACGTTAGTTCGGGCGCTTCTGATCAGCTAACATAAGCTGATATGCGAACTCATCAATCCAAAGGGACTGCATGTATTCACATCGGGCACAACCACGGACTCCTGCACGGAACCACGACTTGTGGCGAAACTGCTCACAGATCGGACATTCCCGGATGTAGTCAACGCCCTCATCAGTTTCTTCGCGGCCGTCGTCAAGAAAAAGTTTAGTTTCCATGTGGCGTAGTATATACTCCGCATGGTCAGTACCAGGAGACATAACACAGTGGACCCTCAGAATATTGACAACAGTGAACTCGGGCAACTCGGTGCCGATGGTGCGCCTCTTTATGACGCGCAGCCGCAGGGTGACCAGGAACCTCCCGACTTCGAGGCACTCCTCGCAGAACGTGATCAGGAGATCAGCAATCTGCGCGGGGAAATCAGCCAGACCCGATCCGCACAACAGCAGCAGAGCCAGCAAATGGCGGTGCAGCAGGTTGAGGCCATGTGGCGGCAAGCCGAGCAGACTGCTTGGCAGAACACCGAACAGATGGACCCCGATACTGCGAAGCGCTACATGGCGAACTTCTATAACGAGCGTGACAAGTTCACGCGCGATCAGGCCACCAATGCACTGCGAAGCATGGGTGTGAACCAGTGGAAGGGCGAACTGCAAAAGCGGTATCAGCTTACGGCTGATGAGATGACGATGCTTGGAGACAATCCAGATCAAATGGAAATCCATGCACAGCATCTCAAGCGAACCAGGGATCAGATCAATCAGTTGCGAAGCGAGAACGGAACGCAGCACGCTGCCAACCGTGGCCGCCAGCGGCTGGAGTCTGGGGCTGGTGTCCCCCTGTCCGGGGGTCGTTCGACTGGCGGACCTATCCCTCAAGAGATTGAGCGAGGTTCACGCCAGCACTTGCTTGCTTTGATTGAACAGGGAGTTATCTAGTCATGGCGCAGTACATTGCCCCAGGAACCAAGAACCCGTATCGCGGAGGCGTGTCCAACGGTAGCATCCCAGGTGATGCCGCTACTGGTCATCTGAAGCGACTTGTTGACGAGTACGTAGAGGCGTTTGACCCCTGGGTTACCCCGACGTACTCCAAGATTCTGTCCGAAGGGAAGAAGGGCGTCATCAACCAGCTCAAGGTTGAAGATGGAATAAAGCGCCAGCGCCTGCTGACCGTTCCCCTGACTGCGAACTACACCGCAGCGGACACTACCATCACCGTTGGTACGACCAACATCGCCCTTCTCCAGAAGAACATGGTGTTCCAGATCGACTCAGAGATTTTCTGGGCGACGGCTGACCCGAACACCGCTGCTGGCACCATCGCCGTGGCGCACTCGCAGGCGGGTACGTCCAACGCGAACCACTCTTCTTCGACCAATGTCGTGGTGATCGGTCTTGCCACCACCTTTGATGGTCCGACCTACCCGAACGCTCCGTCCATCTATGGCGACTTCGTCTACAACCACCCGCAGCGCTTTGCGTCTCAGCACAAGTTTGACGATCTTGCGATCGTGACTCCTGACTGGGAGCGGGATGGTGCCAACAAGCTGGCCGAGATGATGGAAGAAGAGACCAAGTATGTGAAGTTGATCGTCAACCGAACATGTCTCTTCGGAAAGCGTCAGGAAGGAACCCTCGCTACTGGCGCCACCCGGCCATCGCTCATGGGTGGTATCGGTCAGTTCCTGACGACCAACGTTGGCACGGTGAGTCCTTCGGGGTCGAACCTCAGCCCGTATCACATTGAGGACATCAGCTCTGTTGTCTGGTCGAAGTATCGACAGATGGCAACCACGATGCTGATGAACCTGAATACCAAGCGTATTTGGAACCGCCTCATCAACCCGTACCGACAGGGCACCCTGACGGACGATACCCTGCGACTGAAGCTCGATACGGTTGAGCTTGAGACCGGAACCTTCACCGCGATGATCGACCCTGATATGCCCGATGGGGAAATCTGGGGCGTTGACTTCAGTGGCGTGAAGTGGTTCACCTATCAAGGTCAGGACTGGGACGTTCGCGATACGTCCGATCCGACCGAGATGGCGCAGGCGAAGGGTCTTAACGGAACCTTCTCCATGCTCCTTCCAGGCGAGCCGCTGATGTGGAAGATCAGCGGGTTCAACACTACGCTGTCCGCGTATCCTCCGATTGTTGTATAGCCTGACTGGGGATGTATCGCACAAGCGTTAGCGGTGCATCCCCACTCACTACCCAAGGAACGAACATGCCTAGTACCCAAGTCCCAGTATCCGAACCGCGCGCTCCGAAGCCAGCGATTATGAAGACTCCGATGGAAGACACCACGGAGGTTCCCGCAGGATTCAAGGCTGTG